AGAGCCACCAGAGCCCGGACATCGACACATGGGTGCAAGGACCTGAGGAGATGACCGTCGGTTTTGATCAGATAGTCGAGACTGTAACAGGGATACGCAGCCTTGATTCAGGTCACGATGGCATGTCCATCATATCGAGGATAGCGGCCCCTCTGGGACCTGTCATCAAGAGCCTCCTTAGGGAGGGGATACCAGTGTCCACGCCGACCACCAATGAGTTCGATAAGGCCATCTTGAAGATGCTCAGGGCTCCCCTTCCAAGGGACTTCGACAAACCAGCCAAGCCATCGCCCGGATTCGGTATCGGTCCAAATAACTCGCTCTATCCCAGAGCGATGCGGGGACTTGCCAATCAACTCAGGGACTACCTGTTGTTGCAGGCCACCCAGAGGGCTGGAGGAGACGTGTCTCAGGCCAAGAAGGACCAGAGATACAACGACGAGTGCGACATGCTGTCATTCACCATGAACCTGCTAGAGACGTTCTGGGAGCAGACCGGCACGGATGCCAAGGAGATTAAGGAATTCGCCGCTTGGATGAAGGAGGTTCTGTTCTCTGATGATGCCAACGCAGTCCATGTCGCCACGGTCCACAGATACAAGGGAGAGCAGGCAGACAGGGTGTTCATCATCAGATCGATGCCAGCCAAGAACGACAAGGGCGAGGACTATGACAGGGACTGCTTCCTGCTGAAGTTCGCCATCGAGAGCCACAGCACCAACGCTGTCCAAGAATTGAATTGCCTCTATGTCGCTTGCACCAGAGCAAAATGGCAGAATATCTGGGTCAGGGCGGCATTGGAAGACGACGATTCGGAGGACCTGATGGAGAACATCATCAGGTGTGAGAACGGGAATACCGAATCCGAGCCTCAGGATGCTCCTCAGGGCCATGCGAATGGTTCTGATGGGGTATCGGAGCCTGAGAGCAAAGAAGGCGCTCAGATCGGCTCTATCGTAATCCCTGATGGCGTCATCACTGGAAGGTGCGCTAACTGCGGTGAATTCAGCAACCCCGACTTCAATGGCGGGGAGGGTGTCATCAGCACCGCTGTGGGACCGAGGGCATTCTGTTCTGAGAAGTGCTGGGCACAATACACCGGGAGCCCTGTCAAGGCGGAGGGATACTATGGCCTCCTTAGGGGGGTGGGTGAATGAGCCATCCTCTCTGGGTCCAAGTGGCACTTGACGTTCTGGAGTTGGATGGACTCCCTAAGGAGGGCCCTGTCGAGGGGGGGCCGTGTGGTATGTGTGGCTGGGATGGCCGATGCACCCATGACGGCCTCCTTAGGGAGAGGTCCAACGGCAGCCACAGATGCAGCGGCTGCGGCCTGCTTACCCATGGTGGGGCTCTGGAGGGGGAGGAGCCCTGCCCAGAGTGCAGGAAGATCACCGAGCCGATGGAGAGAGGTTTTAATCCCCAATCTCCTCTGGAGGAGCCCCGGACGGAGGATGAGTAAGCAATGAAGCCAGTCAGCCTTTCATCTCGTCGCCCCTATATCCGAACATGGTGGCCCCATAGCGACATCAGTCAAAAGAAGTCAGCCTATGCCGCGATTGGTCGGTTCCTTAGGGCAAAGCACCCAGAGTTCATCGAGAACCCAAAGTGGGCCGATTACCAACAGGTCCTGTTTTGTAAGCACCACGGTATCGTCGGCTTGAATTCCAACCGTTCCCTCAATGAGGGTGAATGCCCATGTGCTGAGACTTCAGCACCCTCTAAGACAATCAGCAAAAACAGTATCCACTTTGCCGTGTTGATGGAGAATGAGTTCATCAGCGGTTGCACGACGGTTCGATACATGTCTGTGGGCTTGCATGGTAAGTGGAGCGGCGCTGACATGCTTCCCATCACCACCGACCCGGCACAGGTGTCCTGCTACAATTGCAGGGCCAAGATCAACGCTGCCATCAAGCAGTTGGAGGTGGCCCAATGAACATCTTCATGACCGACCTAGACCCATACCTCAGTGCCATAGCCCTCCCAGACAAGTTGTGCGTCAAGATGACGCTGGAGACGGCCCAGATAGCATCCACGGTGCAGCACATCCATGGGACGCCTGAGGACATCCTTAGGGAGGCAGGGGTAGTCACCACCATAGGGACGGTGTATCGACCGACCCATCCCAAGCATCCAAGCGTCCTCTGGGCGGCATCATCCAGAGACGCCTACGAGTGGACCGTCAGGCATGGTCTGTTCATAGCCAAGGAATACCAGTATAGGTTCGGCAGGGTCCATGCCTGCCACCCGGTCCTCTGGGGCTTGTCCTCTCTCAAGGATAGGATACCAGAAGCCCGGATGCAGCCTGTGCCGATGGCTATGCCGGACGAATACAAGAGGGATGATCCGACAGAGGCATACAGGATTTACATGAACGAGGCCAAGAGGTACTATGCCAAGTGGACCCGCAGGCCACCGCCGGATTGGTGGGTGTCCTTCGATGAGGTCATCGAGGAGGTCATGGCATGACTCATGAGATACCGGCAAATCCGAGGCTTCTAAGGATGGTCGAGGACCCGACATTCATCCTCTGGGAATACGAGGTGGCATGATGGGGTCGAGATACGTCAACATCACCAAGGAGGAGATGGACAGGTTCCTCATCGACGCGCAGGGCTTTGAGGAGATGGACCTCCCCTATGCCGAGGTCGTCTATCAGAGGCCAGCGAAGCGAGATGGGACATTCATCAGGATATACTCGTCCATCCATAAGGGTGGCAGAGCGAGGAGATCAGGGCAGGACGCCATAAGGACGGTCATGCTCTCCAAGGATGCCTCTGAGATGAACCACAGCCCAGATGGCTACAAGGGCATCAAGAAATACAAGCGAGTCCACCGGACCAAGAATTGGAGGCTGAACCTTCTCAAGAGATACGATTCTGACCTCTGAGGGGGTCAGATCAATGAGAGAGGATATAATCGAATCATCCTTCAGGAGGAGGCATGACCATGATGGCAGGACCGAACGGACAACCGATTTTCATACTTAGAGATGGCACAGAGCGAACGACAGGAAGGACGGCGCAGCACAACAACATAGCCGCTGCCATGGCTGTCGCAGATGCCGTGAGGACCACATTAGGACCCATGGGCATGGACAAACTTCTGGTGTCTGGAGGAGGGGAGAACGTCCTCATCACCAACGATGGGGCGACCATCCTTAGGGAGATAGACATAGACCACCCAACGGCCAAACTGGTAATCGAGGTATCCAAGAACCAAGAGGAGAAGTGCTTCGATGGCACGACATCCGCTGTGGTCATTGCTGGGGAGTTGCTCAAGGAGGCAGAGGGACTGCTCCAGCAGCAGATACATCCGACGATCATAGCGAGAGGATACAGGATAGCAGCACAGGAGGCTCTCTCAGAGTTGGAGAACATAGGATGGAGTCCAACGGGCGACGACTTCTTCGGCGTGGCTCACACGGCGCTGACAGGAAAATCCGCTGAAGCCGCAATCGAAGTCATATCCAAGATGAGTGTCGAGGCCGTTGATATGACGGCGAGAGGAAACGTGTTCGACATGGACGATGTGAAAGTCCTGTCCTTTGAAGGAGGAGCGTATGATGAATCGATTCTGCTTCCGGGGGTTCTGGTTGAGAAGGAGAAACTACACTCCTCTATGCCGACGGAGATGGGGGAATCAGACATTCTCCTACTCATGTCAGCCATAGAGGTGAAGAAGACCAAGACCGATATGCAGTTCAACGTCAATGACCCCACTCAGGTGGATAAGTTCCTCGCACAGGAGGAGAAGGCGATCAAGGACATGGTTGACAGCATCATAGAATCAGGTGCTGGCATAGTGGTATGCAACAAGGACGTTGATGACCTCGCAGTGCATTACCTAGCCAAGGCTGGCATCTATTGCATCAAGAGGGTGAAGAAGTCAGACATGGAGTCTCTCCATCGATTGACAGGAGCCGCTCTGGTCAATGACGACATAAGCATGGATGCGCTTGGATCATGCTTCCTTAAGGAGGTCAGGTTCGGCGAGCATCGATGCACCTTGATTGAGGTGGATGGGGCGAAGACGGTCACAGCCATCCTTAGAGGTTCGACAGGACACTCAGTGGATGAGATAGAGAGAGCATTCGATGACGCCCTCGGTGTCGTGGGGCTGGCATTCAACGATGGGAAACTTGTCGCAGGTGGAGGGGCCATCCACGCATGGCTGTCTCATTGTCTGAGGAATATCGCAACCACCAAGGGAGGCAGAGTGGGGATGGCGATAGAGTCATTCGCCAATGCCCTTGAGGTCATACCGAGGACGCTCGCAGAGAACGCCGGTCTTGATCCGGTGGACACCATCCTTGACCTGAGGAGGCATCAGTCATTCACACACGGAGTCTCCACGGAGGACGGCATCGTGGACATGATAGACGAGGGAGTCATAGAACCCCGCAACGTCATCTCCAATGCCATATCAGCAGCCACGGAGGCATCTGTGATGGTCCTGAGGATAGACGACGTGATCTCCATGAAGGGAGGGGCTCCACCGGGGCCGCCTCCAATGGGAATGTAATCTGACCTTTGGTTATAAGGACAGGCTCGCAGTCATCCGTTTTGTTCGGACAACATTGATATACCCACACCACCTCTGAGATATGAGGACATGTTCCTCGGAGGTAAAAATATGAATGAGAAAACTGAGAACAAAACGACGAAAACGAAGAATGCCAAACTGAAGTTGACGGGCTTCCAGAGGATGTGCTTACAACATTCTCTTGGAGTCGATTACGAATACGAGGAATATGAGGACAGGGGCCGCCTCACTGCCAAGCAATGTGAGGACGCCGACGGTTGGATATGGAATGAGATATCGATGCATTTCCCCTATGGAGCAGAGAAGAAATGGAAGTCGAAAACAATCACCATACCCGCTGACATGATCGAGGCTGTCTGGTATGTGTTGGACAACGCGCTTGATGCCAGCGTGATGCTGGCTGATGGTGAGATGTATCATAATATGCAAACCGATGATTACACAACGGGTGACATATCTGAGGAATTGGCAGACAGCATCATAGACAGGACGAGTTATTCAATCGCGGTTAAACTCAATGCGCTCAAGGAGTTGATTTGAATGGGCGATGAATATTTCGTAATACCCAATGCGTGGTCTTCCACTGGTGACGGCGGCGCTCCGGGCAGGACGGCTCACATCTTGAGAGCCAATGAAGACAATGAATACGATCTTTCGTTTGATGGGTTCTATGCCACTTTGTGCAAACCACATGCTTGGTGCGCTACTAACTGGCTTGCGAGTGAGACGAACGAGAGATACCCTGTATGCCAGCGGTGCTTGAGAAAATGGAAGCGAATGGGTGGAGAGATGGTCGATGGCGTCTTGAAGATGGAGGTGGCCTGAATGGGAAAGGTCGTGGAATATAGGATTCATTGGGGTAACGAAGGAGATTCAGAATACATTGAGTATGTCGAGGGTAAGGACTGGCGGTATGCGAGAGAAGTCGTTAAGCAGTGTGAGGATGGGGCGATCCAATATTGCGATGTCAGGAAAATGAGCATTCAATGGATAGAGAGAGTCGAGGATATTTGGTGTGACATCGAGTGTAGCGTCACTGACTCCGAATATGAAATTCTATGGAGCGAGGAGGTGGCCTGAATGAGTGACAGGTTCAAGTGCGTCAAAACCGCAGAGTTTGATCTACTGATGAGCATCCTTAGGGAGGTGGACATACAGGCATGGGCAGAGTCAGGAGTCCCCGGTGTCAGGTGCGAGAACGGCGTGTTGTCCAGCCGTGACAAGGTTGCCCTCAAGAGGGCGAGGTCGGCAGTCCAGAACATAACCAAGGTGCTGTTCAACATGGCATCCAAGAGAGCGGCGTTCCTGCCAGAGGGACATGAGCATCAAGGATGGGAGCCTCCGACTGACATGGCCTCAGTGGGAAATGCATGGTGGTCCGAATGAGTTCCGAGATCGATGCATCCTGCATTCCAGCATTGGAGTGTGTGAGAATGCTAAAAGAGAGAGATTATATCCCCCGACCACCTCGGAAGGATGCCCAGAGTGGGCGGGAAGTGAATGATATGAATATGAAAACGAACATGAAGAAGGTGAATGAATGAGTAAAAAGAGAATCAAGGAAACCCTGAGTGATGCGGGCATCACCAGAGTCCCTGCTGATCTGGGACCATCCCTGAAGGCTCTCGCAGAAGTGTGCGAGGACATCTACAAGGAGCAGATTGGCGATGCCATGTATCTCCCTGAGAGTGAGCGGAAAGAGGCGGGCAGTCTGGAGGAGGTTCACAAGACCGACATCGAGATACTGGTTGCAGGGAAGTCCCTCAGGCTTGTCCGAGACAATCCCGGAAAGCCAGCCATCGTGATACCCTATGGTATGTCTGACAAGGTGACAACGGCAGCGATGCCATGGTCATGGGTTTGCTCCATGCTATACCAGTCATTGGTGACGGCATTCGGAGAGGAGGGATTCGTTCAGGAATTGTCCGAGTGGATTAACGATGAGATCAACAAGGCGACCAAGACTGACAATGGCAGAATCAAGATAGAGACATCCAAACTACCATCGCCCAAGAATGCGATAGCAGTGTCGGAGTTCCTTGAGTCCCTCAAGAGGACATCCGTCAGCAAATCAAGAGGTTCAACGAGGATAAACCTCGCTGTTTCCGTCAACGATGCACAACAATCAGGGGGTAAAGCCCCATCGATTGAAGACATCGTGGCAAATACGACTCCAGAACCGACAAGGGGTGATGGCGATATCGAGGTTTCTCATATCCCCTCACTTCCAAACAACACGTCGTCACCCGGCACAGATGCGAGTATGGCTACGCGCAATCATGATGCTTCGGGGACGGAGGGACCGGAGGATGGGGGAGCCGTAATCGCTCTCCCGTCTTCCACCCTAAGCGGTGATGAGATAGACAATGCGATCATGCGCGTGTTCTCAGGAGAGCCCCTATCCATAGGTCAGATACGAAAGAGAATGTCAGACTCGGCATTCGATGTCCGAATGGTCCCAGAGGTAATCTGGAGGAGCCATCTGGATGGTCTGGTCGATAAGGGAGTCATATCCAAGGAGGGCGTCAGGAGGTCCACCAAATACTCGCTGACCATGGAGGTGATTGCATGAATGGGAGATGGTATGCAGTCCACATGAGGAAGGAGCCATGGGTCATGATCGTTGAGGAGATGATCGACCCATCCTTAGAGGAGATGCAGGAGGCAGTCAAAGGCGAGTCTCCCAGAGGAATGATTGAGAGTGTCCCCAACAAGTTGGGCTGGGAGGTCTATTGCCATGAGGAGGGCATGATGTGGGGACTGCCTAGGAATACCCTGTTCGCAACCATGGTCGGTTGGGATGATATGGATTCAGTGTTCTGGATGGATATGTTTCCCGTCCTCGGCACGATCATCCTCAAGGACAACTATGCCCTAAGGACGTGGAAGAACGGCGAGTTATACGACGAGTTGGTCAAGATAGCAGCCTATGGTAAGACACAGTGCAAGGTTTGCGGTTCGGGCATGGATGCCCATGAGGATGAGAGCATGACTTGCAGATACTGCTCAAAGGAGGAGGAAGAATGACTGGACCCAGAAAGGATGCAGTGAAGGACTTCTGTGTCAGGAAGATACATGAGAGGGGTCCAATGGACATCAACACTCTGATGGATTTGCTGGTTGACTCAAAGGGAGCCAGAGTGCCATCTAAGAGAGTCGTCTCAGGATGGCTCTCAACAGATCACAGACTTAGGAAAGATGCAAGGATGAATGCATGGGTGCTGAAGACTAGGATGATAACGAAGCCATATGTCAGGTGGGATACCCCATGAGTACGAGAATCATCGAGCATTGCAGGAAATGCAACAAGAGGAGAGTCATGTGGGGTAGCCACGATGGATCGCTATTCTGTAAGGACTGCTTTCAGAACATGGAGGTGGTGAGATGATTTTCAAGGTTGGTGACATACTCGTCAACAAGCACACTGGAGAGCCTGTCAAGGTGATAAAGTATGAGCCTGAGTGGTATCGTCCTGTCTATGAGGTCGAATACATAGAGAGTGGAGAGATTAGCAGATTCAACGATCAATACACTAAGCATTGGAATATTGTAGTGACAGCAGGAGGGGAGGATGAATGAGCAGTAAAAGTGACAAGACATACCAAGTCGGTCCTAAGGATGTCATCTTCAACAAGCGTCCTAAGGGAAGGGATGCGAAGCAGGTATGGGTATGGGCATCTCAGGTGTTCGGGGCTCCTCCCGGATGGATGAGGATGATACCAGCCCAGACATCATTCAATGGCAAGACGACCAAGACCACCAAGTGGCTGTTGGCTAGGGATGCTGACGATGAGAAGGCGGAGATAGAGATCAATGCTACGGCCAAGAAGGCAGCATCGATGCTGTATGATATGGCATGTGAGATACAGAGGGAAAGAAGTGATTGAAATACCAAAGGCCCCCAAGGTTCCCATCTTCATAGGGGTCGCCAGATGGGCGGAGGTTCTTCTTATGGTAAATCCGACAGGAGACGTTCCATTGAAGTCAGATGTTTCAGGAACCGAGGATGGGATGGCATGGGACAAGAGGAACCCCCTCGTCATATTCCCTATGCTTGATGCTCCTATCGATTTGTCGTCAAAGGCTCACCCCATGCTTGCCTTCGATCCTGTATCAGGAAAGAGAGGATGGGTTTGCGTCACGCTATTCAAGGACAGGACTCTGGTAAATGTGTCGCCAATGTCGGAGGAGCCTGAAGACGTGAGTCTCTTAGAGGAAATAAAGAATCGATTCGCAGCGTCCAATTGGGATGCCATACCCGGTATGATCGACATGGATAATGTATCTCGTTTGATACCAGAAGAATTGAAGGAATCCATGGGGTCCAAGGAGAGAGGTGCATTCGATCCTTTGTCCTCGTTGTGGTGGGCAGGCGAATCTTGTGATGCATGTGGCTCACCGACTTTGGATAGAGATGATGATGAGCCATGTCCAGTATGCGGAGAGCCCAAGGTCTTCAGGAAGCAACCAGTTGTTGACATGAATGACGAGATGAGCGAGGATGGCTCATACGGCCTCGGAGACGAGTGGATATAGAGAGAGGATATATCCTATTCCAGTGTGGAAGATAACCATGGCAGACGCAAGAGGGATGGCAATAGCCGCCGAGAGGAGATACAGGATGCTCTCCAACCCATGGAGGGAGATTATCGCAGAGATAAGGGCAGAGCGCGGTTCGCTTCTGGCTTCAGCGGAGTTCTCAGACCTCGTTGGTGTCGAGAGATCGGATGCCCTTGATGCCCTTGACTCCCGTCTAAGGACGGCAGAGGATTGGGTTAGGAGATATGAGGATGAGAGACATCAACATCCATTCCTAGTAAGGAGATGGCTGAAGTCTCTATCGACCATGACGGACAAAGAGTTGGAGGGCGATGCATGACATCACCGACGGACGGCTACAATCATTCAGATTCATGGTATGATTACAAACGTAATAATCCAAATGCGGAGAATCCATTCACAGATCCAGAGGACAGGAAACGTGCGGAGAGGGTGGTGTATGAAAGACAGCAACGACGTTGAGATAGTGCTTCATACATACTGCAACGAGTGTGGCAGTAAGATGCGACCATCAAAGCCCAGAAAGAATCTATCAACAGGAGAGGTATTGCCGACCCTTGAGTGTGCCATGTGCAGAAAGTGGGTGTTTGAATGAGTATGGAAGTGACAGAGGAACAAGTGCATTGGGCTTACAGGCTGTTCAACAGTCTTGCCCCACATGGAAGATGGACGCTGCCCGGAGTGGGAGTGTATGAGAGGACAGGGGATCAGACTCTCACATTCATCGAGATGTTCACCAGTAGGCCGAGGCCGGATGCCATGGTGTCCATATGGGATCAGCATGACTTCATCGTCGCTCTCGCCAATGCCTTAGAGTGGGATGTCCAAGTCAACATCATATCGGCGTATGACATAGATCACAATCCTCTCAACATACCAGAGGACAGGATAGGGGACGTTGCTGTATGCTCCAAGAAGTGTGGGACCATCGTTCGCATAGAGCCGCCGGAGCCGGGTGTCGTGCTTCACAAGATAGAGAACAAGAAGTGTCCCATATGCAACAAGGTCGGATTCACTAAGGAATGGGATGGGCTCCATGTCTATGTCGATTCAAGAGGCGCAGCCTTGCGTCAGGAAAGAGAGATGGATAGGGGAGAGGAAGAATGAGCAACAGGACTCATAACTTCAACAATGAGATTCATCATGTCATAGAGCCGTCCCTCCACACAGGCGAGGAAATTCACATCATGACCACAAATGCCTATGCAGATCGTGTCATGAACATAAGGATGAATAGAGTAGTGCCGTCGAGAACGGGCTATGTTGGATACACGAAAGTTGGATTCTTTATTACGAGGGATGAAGCAATCAGACTTAGAGACGCATTGTCAACAGTGGTCGATGACGATGACGCATGGAAGATAGTGGAGGGGGACACGATAGATGGAGAGTCCTGATTGGGAAGACATATCCTCATTCGCCAAGCGTCACCACGACATCATCGACAGCGCCTGTATCCTAATAGCATCTGATCCAGAGCCTGTTGCTAAGTTGGCTAAGGACATATGGTCGGCGTCGAGGAAGATAGCAAACAGGACTCCCATGTCTCTGTGCTTCGATTGCGTCTATATCGCTGCGAATGCGATGGGAGTCCCTGCCTCCAAGTCATTCGTCAAATTCATTTCTGGTAAGGTGGTGGTGGACGGCAAGCCGATTGGAAAGAGCGTCACACCCATGGTTTCCAACAAGGGCGCTAAGGGGGAAAGATGGTTCATCAGCAAGGAGGGCAAGGATGCCATCATGGATGTTATCGAGGACGAGGACATCTATGAGGACCTATTCAAGGAATGGTTGTGATGCTGCCATTCAGATCATTGGCGGAATCATGGAGGATACTCTCCAACAACAGACTCAGAAGAAGAAGCGAAGTCATATGCGGAAACATCCTTGCTTGCAGAGATCCCTATGTCGCAGTATCCTTCCTGTATCCCGTTGATGGCCGAAAGAGGATGTCCGATGAGGACTTCAGGGAAGTCTTCTTTCTCCTCACAGACGCATATCCAGAGGAGGTGTATGACGATCCAGACCCGATCCATCTCCTCTCCACGCTGTCAGAAACCGAATTGACATCAATCGACTCCGCCTCAGTTGTGAGGAGGATAGGCATGATATTGGATGCAGATGACAATGAGAGCAGGGCAGATATGCTTCGACCGTGCTTCGATAGGATATCGAGGATCGATCTCTTTGCCATGCTGATGAGGCTGAGTGTGAGAGCCTCGCCGGTCAATAGGAGGGATGTGATGCAAGGCATATCAAAGGCATACGGACAACCGTTCCATCAAGTGAGGACATCCGTCAATCTGTTCGGCATGGAGAACACTCTCAACACACTCTCCTTAGGGTCATTCGACTACTCGACCATAAGACCGCTGCTCGGTAATCCATTGGTGATACCATCCCCATCCATAGTGATGTCTGCCGAGAGCGTCAAGTTCGGCAAGTGTTTCGCCGAATCTGTCGAGGGAGTGTATGTCACACTCCACAACACCCCTGCTGGCGTCAAGGTGTTCGATGTGGGTGGGGTGGAGATCGAGGATGTGGATTGGGCAGAGGGATGGGTATCGATAGCCTCGGTCCCCTATGGCATATTCCTGTGCGACTATGCGGAGAACAGGGACAACCCCATGATGATGGTCGATTGGCTGTCTCCTGATGACCCATCATGGACGTTCTTCAGGCGTCGTAAGAGCATGGAGTCCATGCCGCCATGGGCATTGAAGCCGATGCAAGTCCTAGATGGTCCGCACCTCTCTGATGGATATGCAGCCACTGGACAGCCGTATCTTCTCAGGAACAGCGCGTCCATGCTGTCATACGAGAACACCATGCAAGAAGTCGTGCTGGTAGTGCCAGAGAAGCCATCAGAGCGCATCCTTAGGGTGTTGAGCGGCAGAGTGGTCCCATCTAACACCGGAGGACCTCCGAGGCTTCTATGGGCCCTTGGAGCGAGAGACGGCTTCGACTACCTCAAGGTGGCCGAGTGCGAATCCCCATTCGACTTCAACCACTACTGCGCCCCTTACAAGAGACAAGATGGCGAGGCTATCAGGGTCGAGACGCCGTTATTCGTCAAGGCGAGCATCGTATCATCTGGGTGGGGGGACATCGGTCCGTATGCCGATGCCAAGATAACAGGGCTCGCACCATCGGCTGGAATCAATGACTGCTTGGGAGCGGAGGAGTTAGGCTATGCCGATCTTGACTGAGGATGATAGACACCTCGTCGCTCTCGCCTCCTCCCTTAGAGCAGGGGTTAGGTGCGAGAGAAGCAAGTCTAAGCCGTCTGGATATCTCATCAGGACTGAGATATGGTTTCCCCAAGGAGCGTATCAGAGAGTGAGAGATAGTGCTGGCAAGGCCATCGAATCAAAGGGGATACCATTCAGAAGAAGATACACCAAGCCTGATGAGATATCATCCATATTGATGATGATCGAGGGGATGGAGACGATCAACAGAGATCCGAAAGGCATCATGACTGCCCGTGAGTTCAACGGGAGGATATCCAATCCTAAATCACATGATGATGTCTTGAAGACGGTAATCATGTTAGATGAATTCCACTGCTCAATCAATTGATATTGAGAGAGGTTATATCTGAATCGGGTTCTGGCTAGAAACCTAACAATAGGTGATCAAAAGATGACATCGAATGAACAACAGATAGATCGAATAATGAATGCAACAGGGTGGAGCAATGAGGAGTTCACAGAGAAGTTCTCAGAGTTCGTCGCAGAGATGTACCCTGAATTATGGGAAGCCGCTGGCAAATCGACAGCAGGCTTAGATGAGGAGGACTTTGATACGTTCATGGCAGCGTTTGAAGTCACCACCATAAGAAGAGGCGGCGGTGGAAACGCTGGAAAGGGACCAGATTGGGTCGGCATGGTCGTCGGCTACAACGGAACGAGGGACCTCATGGAGAAGCAGAGGACTGCTGTCATCGATGCTTCTGGGGACGTATCCAGCCTTCTCAGATATGGAATAACTGCGGGTAGCAGGACCGTTAGTGTCGGAAGGGTCGGATGGAACGATGGCTCATGGACCGTCTATGACCATGGCGACAAACCAGTATTCCGCCAGCAAGGTGCTGAGAATGATCCTCCAGAGTGGGGTATAACCGGCAGGACTGGAGTCATGTTCGCCCTGATGGGTGCTAATGGCCCTAAGAAAGCATATTCGTTCAAGAGAGAGTGGCTTGTGGTTGTCAATGAAAAGGACAAGTTCCTATCTGAGGGACCATTGCCTCCTATGGTTTTAGAGTGTTCATGGGATGCTGCTGAAATCGATATCAGGATGAATGTGCCAGTCATGTTCAAGGCAGAGAAGGACACTGCATGGTATGACTCTGAAGTGCCCGTGCTGAAGGCAGGAAACATATCGCCTCAGTACGGCCTTGATTGGGTTGACGATGGCATTATGATGAAAGTCAAGGACATGTTCTCGCCTGAGCAGTTCCTACCGCAATTCATACCCTATGAGCCAGACCTATCGCAACTACATGAGTATCATGACGATAACCTGAGGACAACCGATCAAGGCAGAGAAGTCGGCCCGACCTTCCTAATCAGGGGCGTCGTGGATTACTTAGACCATGATGGAAAGGAGAGAGAATACTCGGAAGGAGGATACCAGCATTCGCTGACTCTCATGAGCAACTCCCTCAGGAACAATGATTCCAATGCATCGATATGGGTTGACGTATCAAGAAAACTCGTCACCATGGGTGCGTTCAATGTCATGAAGAACAACGAGACGCATACCTATGCCAAGGGCTCTCAGGTGTTCGCAGTGGTTCAGACCAGATCTTGGACTGACAGCATAGGAGACATCAGACTCTCATTCAATGCAAAGAACGTATGGGCATCCCCGCTCAGGTCAATAATCGCTGAAGATGTCCCAGAGGACGCTGGGGACATGAATGACTTCGGTGGATTCAGGGGCTGATAACGTGGCAGGAACAGGATTCATAGACGGCTGGGAGAAAGTTGACCCGAAGACGGGAAAGAAGCCGGACGGTTCGCCTCCAAAGAAAGCATCAGAGCCCAAGGCGGCTGCAAAGAAGAACATATGGGGAGAAGATATCGATCCCAATGCTCCAACCCCTCAACAGATGAGAGAGGAGGAGGAAGCGATCATCCAGAAGGAGAGGGCTAGGGCAAAGGCTCCCGTGCCCACTCCAAAGGACATGAAACAACCGAAACCAATGGCTCCCAAGGTCGTCACGGCCCCAGAGTTCAGTAACGTGGATTGGAACCCCATAGAGACGGAGATAGCCGCAGCAAGGGCATCGAAGGAATGGAAGGGCAATTACATCCTCATGGGCATAGCAGGACCTCCAAAGAGCGGAAAGACCGGGGTTATCCTAGATAGTCTCACTGAGAAGGAGATTGACAACGGCGGAGAGATATGGCATCTTGACTTCGATCTAGGTGGTGAAACAACCAAGGCTGCACATCATCCGGGAAACAACAACATCGTTGTTCTCAATCCATGGGTGCTGAACAAGAACAAGAGCAGAGTCCCGTATGACTTCCCAGCGACATACCAGAAGACCCTCGACTTCCTATTGGCTGCTGTCGATCAGGCAGATAGGCAGGCTGCATACTTCGCAGAGAATGGAGAGATGCCTAAGCCATACCTGAAGTCGGTATGCTTCGATGGCGCTGACCATTGGCTGAACATCTGTGAGACGACCATGAAGGTCGATGACCTGAAGTTGGGTCCAGATGGCATCTCCGTGGCAGGAAAGGATGCCACGACTAAGATTGGCAGGTTCAACTGGAACATACGAAAGAATCGATACAACAGCGCATTGACTGTGTTGCAGGAATTGTGCAGGAGAGGTGTCCATTGCTACATCATAACGCACATGAAGCCTCAATACGATTCAACAGGTGCTGAGATCATCGGAGCGGGAAGCCCACACTGGTTGAAGGACACAGAGGGTTGGCTACAACAGACTGCAATCATAGAGGTCGATGAGGACAGGGATGACAGAGGGGAGTTGACTGGAGTTGTCAATTCCTATGCTGTGGTCACACAGAACCGAACCAGCCTCAAGTCCCCCGGAAGGATACATCTCTTCAGGAAGGACAAGGAAGGCGGCGAATGGTTTGGATGGCCGGGTCTGAGAGATGGATCGATAGACCATCCTGACAACGTGATCCAAGAAGATTCTAAAAACTGATATGGGGTGTATTGATGAATGGCCGAATTAATGAAGATACGAGAACCAAGGGCATATGATGTCCCCGGCAAACCCGGTTTGAAGTCAACCTATGGTTGGCATCCCGGTATGCCCCCAGACATCATACTCAGGGTATCCAAGACATCTCTTGGCACTGCTGGGTTCTGTGCCCAGCAGTATTTCATGAAGTATCCCTTGGGGATCAAGGAACCTGCCAATGACAACATGATCAGGGGGTCGAATGTCCACGATGCGATAGAGGAATTCTATCAGGACATAAATCTCTCATACGCACTGTCTATGAGGTCCTATGGATATGATGAAGTGAAGAAGTATTTCCTCACTCACATATCCGAGGAAAAGGGATACGCACTGGGCGAGGAGGATCATCTCATCAAGTATCTCGATGCCGAGGCAAAGAGGTTCATGACTGCCGAGGATGAATACTTCCTACCGATAGGAAACGAGGTTTCCCTCGATGCCGTTGTCGAGATCGACGGCGTTCTTGTTCATCTTACAGGAATCGTTGACAGGCTGTTCGCGGATGGAGAAGGGATACCCCATGTCCATGAGTTGAAGACAGGAGTGTGGAGCGGCAAGCCTAGAAAGTGGGAACACATGAGGAAGGAGATGGCATACTACGTCTATCTCATCAAGAGATGCGAGCATGAGGTTCTTGGAGGACTCGACGTTGAATGGTGGGGATGGGACCACACTGGCGCTGACGATATATTCAGGCATATCGAGGCAGTCAGAGTCAGGGAGGTTTCATCGATGATGAAGTCGCTGAAGGATCTTGTCGGTATGCACAAGCAATACACTGGAAACAAGAATGGAGTCATGTTCCCCCTCAAGGATGAGGGGGCTGTGAGATACATATGCGAGCCATGGTGTGCGATCAAGGGATTCTGTCCCAGATACTATGAGGTTCTCAAACCATCAAATTTGAGACAGGAGGCCTTCTCTTGAGCCATCTCTTCGACCACTTCCCAAGAGAGGTCGATATGAGATTGAGGAAGGTAGTCAGGAACATGGATGAGTTGCAGGGCTATGTATCATCCATGAATGGCAAGGACAACCTGACTACGACTGTGTACGGTTTCAAGGAATTGAAGCCCAACAAGACGAGATGCGAATACTCCACTGCTATCGTTCCGCATTTCGTCATCGACCTCGATAAGGGGAGGGCTAAGGAGATGATGGATATCGATGATGATGAGGCAGGGGTTAGATGCACGGTCGATACACACAATCTTGTCAAGTATCTTAGAGACTGTGACTACCGCCATGCGACATGGTTTAGCGGGGGTGGATACCATGTTTGGGTTATGCTTGACACCATCCATGACGTGTCTGCCATGCAGTTGAATGACCTATTATTCTCTGGCAGGGCGATGTTGAACAAGTGGATCAAGGACATGGATCTCATCACAGTTGATCCAGTGGTGTCATTCAGGCCTGATAGACACATAAGAATACCAAACACGTTCAACTTCAAGAGGGGTCTGTGGTCGATACCTGTCGATCAAGCAGACTTGGCCATCGGATGGGACCATATCACTAGGATGGCGACCAAGGCATCCAGAGGTATGAAGATAAGTGGTGCTAAGGGACTTCACATAGACATCGTTCATCGGGATCCGGGCAACCCATTCATGCTCAACAACACAGCCATGAAGTTCGACAGCGATGACATCACGATATCCGCATCAAGCGTATCTGGGATACCCATGCTTCCATGTATAGAGGCATCTGCTTGTGTCAAGGGCAGCAACCCATCTCACATGCCAAGGGTGTATCTCCTGATGTATCTCTTGGACTATTTCAGGAAGTTTGCCAGACCTCCTAGTAACACGAAAGTACCTCCATCTGAGATTCTCAACAAGACTCACGGTTTCATCCATGAATTGGACTGGTCTGATTACAAACCGGATGTGACTCGTAAGATGATAATGCATGGTATGAGCAGAGAATACATGACTCCTACATGCCCGACTCTGTATAGTCAGGGTCTATGCGTTGGCAAGTGTCCTTTCTATGATGGAAAAGGTGGTATATCGTGACGGAAGATAATGAATTAGAAGAGATAAGAAAGAAAAAAGCAGAGACTCTGTTAGGATCTCTGGAAGATATGGATGATGAAGAGAGACAGCAAGCCATGGATTTTCTTCCATGGGCATTCAGGCTTAACCATGAAAGCGGATTCATGGAGATTCTTCAGAACGAGCAGTTGGTTGCTATCACAGTCGATCCGAGATTCGCTGAGATGATAACAGACATGCTCAACAGGGCACAGTTATTCCAAGATGCCTATGCCATGGGCGGGGATGACCAATGACTAAAGTGATGTTCATCGACCATAGAGAGAAATCCGGTCTTGAAGAATTAGTGAGAAAGTATCTCGATAAGAACAACCTCTATCATCAGACAAGGGAGAACCTCATCACGGACTATGCCTTCTCCAGTGTCGGCATAGAGGCCAAGACCATACATGATTACATGCAGTCATTGCAATCAGGTCATCTCCAAAGGCAGTTGCAGAACCTCGATGACAACTACAATACCATGATACTGGTCATACATGGAACCGTTGACAAGTATGTCGCTGATGCTCGCAAGGGCGGCAGAAGGATACCCTATGCAAGGGCGTGGGCATCATTCGTGGGATCCATTGCGAGATTCATGACTGACTATGATGTCCATGTTGTGACATTCCCAGACAAGTCATCCGCTGCTCGTTTCATCTGCAAGAGGTTTGAGAAGCACGGGACTCTGGGATCATCATCGACATACAGGATGATGCGAAAGACAGCATCAGAAGATCGAAGGGTGGACATTCTCAGAGCCGCTGGTTGCAGTCAGGCCATTGCAAATAGGATGTTAGAGCATTTCGGATCGATAGCAGAGATAACCTCTGCCAACCCTAAGGAGTTGCAAACCATAGAGGGTGTCGGCAAGATAAGAGCCAAGAGAATATCAGAGTGTCTGAACAGCGAGGATCCTGTTGCAGATGAGAGAGTGAAGTTGAGTCGAGCGTGAGAGGTCATATAGAATAGCGGCTTTGGGGTAATTCTGGGGTGATGTAGTTGATTGGAGAATCTGTTGGTAATGACTCACAGCGGAAGTGGAGCGACTATTCGTTCGTCAATGCTCCCTCCGCTGGAAGCAATTTCATACGACAGTATGTCGAGAGGTTCAACACGGTTTCTTACTTTAATGAATATGCGGGGCTGCTGTCGTACTTCTTTGTCTTGGGGCAGTATCTAGCGCCATACATCAGGATACCTATTCACGGAAGCCACATTGATTGCAGGACTCATGTGTATTGGATACAAGAGTCAAGGACCGGCAAGTCAGTAGCATGGGACTTCACAGCGAAACTTCTCAGGGCATTGGAAATCAATGCCGAGTCCTTCACTGCTGGTTCTGATGCCAAGTTGATAGGGACGGTTGAGAAGATACCGATAATAGGGGAGAATGGGAAGCCGACTGGTGAGCATGATGTGGAAGTCATACCCGGACTTCTCAATGGATACAAGACTCTGCTCTTTGACGAGGCGAGCGTCCTCCTCAACGATCAGAAAGCATATTTCAGCGATAAGATACTCTATCTCCAACAAGCCATGGCTCCATTGGGAAGTGAGACGAACGTGCTTGTCAAGCATCTTGTGAGTGGCTCGGTCCACACTCCATCAGGAGTATCTCTGTGGATGACCACATTCCCTCCAAAGGATATCATGTCTCACGTTCTTGAGAAGGGTTTCTTCCAAAGAGTATTCCTCTTCCAAAACAGCGTCAGCATAGAGACGAGACAGACTACCAGTGAGCATAGGATGAGTGGGGCATACGTTCCCGTGCCGGATAAGATATGGTCGTATGACGATCTTGCTGCCTCAATCAGGCAGACTGGCGACATCATCCGTGGCAGGATTCTCAAGGCAGCGGAAATGAGCGAGGAGGATTACGCCAAACTCAACGATGTGGAGAAGGAGAGGCTGGCGATAAAGCACAGATACGATGTGTTTCAAGTGTCCGCCAACTTCTACCCTGCATTGCTCAATGCAGTGGATGACTATTACGCTCTAGTGAGACAGGTGAGAAATGAAAACATAAGAGAGACGGCCATGTCGTTCCTCCCGAACGTCGAGAATTACACATTGATATTCACCAACTTGATTGCTGCTACAATGGGCTCAACCAAGTTGACAAGCGATCATGTCATGATGGCAACTGAGATCATCTTCGACAATCTGAACAACCTGTTCATGTGGCTTGAGGATAAGGAATCATACAGGGAAGCCAAGAAGACTGAAGGGAACCTGAAGAAGTGGAAGGTGGCATGGAAGAAGAGTCACAAGATGGTCAACAACAGAGTGAACAGGGAAGTCGTTAGAAAGAGCCAGATTACAGATGTCTATGCGAAACAGACGGGAATAAACGTCAGGACGGCCAGAAGGAAGATAGATGACATGATAAAGAGCGGAGTGGTCAAAACCGTAAAAGACGGAAGACTTGTCTTTGTGTATTTTGAGGTTTGAATATGGATAAGGATCTGTATGATTGGATGCTGGCTAACAACATAGCCACGTTCAAGGTATTCACAACGACAGACCCGACTGGTCTGAAGAACGGTTGGAGATCTATCTATGATACGAGTATGGATGCAGCGATATTCTTCGATGGCAAGACATTTGTCATATTCCTTAGCGATGATGTCCAGATAAGGCAGATGGAAGTCATGGGAATGGAGGTCAAGCAGCATAGATTGAATCAGTTGCAGTCATGGTTAGACTCCGTAGCAGGTATTAGATTGGTAGGATATGGATCGACTAAGTTTGATGGCCCCATGCTATTAAAGGAGCATTACCTAGACATCGAACATCAAGATGTCCTGAACATAGTTGGAGAGGCAACTGAGGTTCACTATGGCGACTTCCCAAGAAGGATAGAGTTGCAGGAATTGGTGTTTTTACAAGGCCCATTCTCAAAGGCCAAACACTTGTTGTCATACCTATCGAGTCCTTTGACTATGATATCCAATTGGAGAAAGGGCTGGATTCGCACGACCATCAAGGAGTTATGCGGAGAAGTCGGAATGCTCGCAGGACTATACAGGAACATGATAGTCTCGGAGACATTGACCATAAGGGACGAGAGAACGCATAGGAAAGTCGAGATACCGTTCAAACACGACAGGCCGACTGATCGTATAGTCGTGGGTCCTCCTCTGGAGGAAGAGTGATGGTGTCCAAGACTCCATACAAGGACAAAGTGAGCCAAGTCTGCCCCAAGTGCCGAAATAGAGTCCTCGCCATCAGGATAAACGGATTCTATTCCGGCTCCCGTGACAGGATCTTCCTCTGGGAGTGCCCACTCTGCGAATGCGTCTGGAAGAAGACGAGGCCTAGATTGAAAGTAGTAGGGACAGAAGTTTCAATAAAGGATTGACGACCTAGTGACGGTTGATGTCTGCATTCGACAAGGTTTGGGGGCTAATGAAAGAAGATGCCCGACAGGTAAAATGTCCTACCTGTAAAGAGATGGTTCATCCTGATGATATAGGAGGGCAAATCGTTGATTACGACCATTGGGAGAAAACAGGAGAGGGAGAAATAAGGATGATAGATTCAAAGAATCCTGAACAATGCAGATATTGTGAGTGGGGGCCAGAAGCATGACAGCATTCGACAAGGCTTGGGACGTTGTGAAGGGCGAACCCTATCATGGTTCAATGAAGGGCAAAGATATGTGCGAAGTATGCACAGGGCCATTGGATGCCCCTGTATTCAAGAGAAAGGATGGTTCAATCATCTGTTCAATGTGTAATGGTGATTAAGATGACAACATTCGACAAGGCTTGGAATGTAGTGAAAGCACCCAGAATATCCTTCGATGGCAAGAAATTTGTTAATCATGGTGGTGAGTGTCATCTGTGTGGTAAAGCATTCAACGATGAAAACATATCCTACGAATCTAAGAAAGGTAATGCCTTCTGCAAAGGGTGTTATAGCCAGAGAGATAGGGTGGAATAATGACTGCATTCAATGAAGCATGGAGCATATGTAAGGAGGTTAGGGACAGTGCAGGTCCCATGGAGCCTGCTGAGTATGAGCAGATATGGCATGACGGCGACTCATGTGCTTGCAATACCACAGATGAAGAGGCTCAGGGAGCCATCAGCGAATATCTTTCAATGAATCCCGGCATGGAGGAGTCGGATCTGGGAACGGATGACTATTTCGATGATGTTTTACGCCCTGCTGGATATAGAAGGGATTCCAAGTGGATGAAACACGGGCCTCATTACTTACCAGATGTAAATGGGATTTATGCGTCTTGTGGACATTGCGGTGCGAGCAGCATTTACGACATCAGATCTGGCACTTTTGATATTAATTAGGTGAAAACATGACAGCATTCGACGCAGCATGGGAGATAGTGAAAGGGGACAATGTTCCCACTAACCCGTCCCTATGGTCGCAGGCCAAGTCAAAGGCTCGCTCTAAATTCGATGTATATCCCTCTGCTTATGCCAACGGTTGGGCTGCTAAATGGTACAAGTCCAAAGGCGGCGGTTGGAAGAAGAAGGGTAAGAAATGATTGTCAGTCCTATATCCAAGTCAGTTGACAAGGACCTTAGGCGATGGTTCAAGGAGAAGTGGGTCGATGTGTCGAGGAAGGACAAGGATGGAAAGCATCCACCCTGTGGAAGGGATGAGGCCGATAAGGATAGCAAGGGATATCCCAAGTGCAGGCCGTCTAAGAAAGTGAGTGACAAGACTCCAAAGACATCGGGAAGCATGAGCGCCAAGGACAAGAAATCGGCTACTAGAAGAAAGAGAAGCAAGCCGCAGGGAGTGGGGGGCAAGCCGACCATGGTGAAATCAACCATCTGCGAATGTGATTCATGCATCATTCTGGCCAAGGCCATGCTCATCAAGGGCAAGAAAAAGGACAAGCCTTTCCATGGATACAACCCGAATAAGCACAGCCGCAAAGGCGGTCTTAACGCTAAGGGACGCGCAGCAGCGAAACGCAAGGAGGGCGCAAACCTCAAACCCCCTGTCACTGAGAAGCCATCGACCTTGAAACCCGGATCGAAGAAGGCCAAGAGGCGAAAATCATTCTGCGCTAGGATGTCCGGTGTCAAGGGGCCGACCAGCAAGGGTGGCAAACTCACACCGAAAGGTGCGGCATTGAAGAGGTGGAACTGTTAGATGGATACGTTTGAGAAGGCATGGTCCTTGCTGAAGGGTAAAAGGTGCGAATCAGAAGCCCATCCTCGTTGCACGGGGGAGGCAGATTTTGAAATCGTGGGCGACAACATGGATAGAGTAGGTGGGGGTTATGCTTGCAAAGAATGCATCGAAGCCTATGAGGGAGATGGAGAGGTCCGTCGTTTGAGTTGAATGGGGATGTATTTCAATGGCCAAGTCCGATGCTCCTAATTACAGAAAGGCCACGACTGACAAGAAGTGTGGCAACTGCAAGGCATGGGACTCAAGTAAGACCGAAGATCCCATGACTGGATATTGTGAGTGGTATGACTTCACCTGCCGTGCTGATCATGTGTGTGACGCATGGGCTCCCGATGAGTTTGAGAAGGCATGGGAGATCATCAGGTCTGATGAGAAGGGCAAGTTCCGTGGATACTCAAAGAACACCATAGAGGGCAGGGCAGAGAAGCAAGGCAAGGCTCGCGCTTGGAACAAGGCCAGAAAGGTGAAGAGGGGAAGAACCAGACTCAGATATGCTAGGAACAAGAGCCGTGGCAATGTCAGACCGAAGATGAGAAGGCAACTCGGCGCTGGTGGCAAGAGAGAATCCGTCAGCAGATGATTCACTCATGTCCTGCATGGACATAGGTTATCTTGGCGTTGGTCGGTGTTCCAGTGTATCCAAGACTGCCATTGATGGTGACTGTCTTTCCAGATATGGTGAAGTCAGATCCCTGAACTAGGTTTGCTATGAATCTAGGAGTTCCTGTCTTGTATATCATGACCTCAACGAGTTTGGTCGAAGCCTCATCTTGAGATCCGAGCGGTTCAAAGGCAAGAACCACATCAGTGGATGACCCGTTGTAAGATGCGGTCTTGATGGATGTCCTGTGGACTGGTGTGATCTGGTATGCTCCTCCTGACGTTGTGGGGACGTTGGCGCTGGTCGTCTGGTCGGACTGGAAGAAGAGGTGAGTCTCTCCAGCGCCATTCGGAAATGAGCCCAATCCAGTGGGGTCACGGGCGAATACGAATCCCATGTCGGTGATGGGGAGGTTGCCCGTGTTGTTGGTGATGAGGGTGTTGACGGGGCTGGTGGCGGAGTTGCCGGAGTTGATGAGGGCGGATAGCGGCAGGGGCCCCGGACGTAGGAACACACGCTTGTCGTTCACGTTGCCAACGGCGACCCCACTGCTGTATGTGAGCCTGACAGCGGCCAGAACGATGGTCTGCTTGTCTAGGTGGGCCGATGGTGATTGCGGATAGACGCCTGAGCCCGTGTTGACCTCGTTGCCGTATATCATGGCGATCTTGCCCGTGATGGCCGGATCGACATAGACCAGCAGTATCCTCTCGTAGTTGGCCCCGGTCAGCGTGGGGAGGGTGCTGGAGTTCTTGGGGAACTTGCCGGTGTGGGACGAGGAGGTGATGTCTAGGGATGCGGACCCTATCGAGTGGAACACTCCATCGAGGAGGACCGTCCCTGCTGCGATGGACAGCGTGGTGGACGAGTGGCTCACGGCGCAATTGCCCACAGTGCTGCTGTTGCGATTGCTGTCATTGATATCGTTAAGTAGGATGGGAACGACACCATTCAGAAGTCCGCGTTCGTTGAAGTTCGTGAGGGTCGGACTGGTCAGTATGTCCTGATCCAGAAGTCCGTCGTCCTGATAACTCTGAGCAGCCCTCTCATGTCCCTCGCCTATCGTCGCCATTACCTTACCTCCATCAGAACATCGACCCTGACCTCATTGTTTGATGTCTTGTCGATAGGCATGAACGTGGCCCTGAATGCAGGGGTGTCGAGGGCGGTGTCCCCATGGAGGACGATCTCCTTGAGCGTCTCCGATGATGTCTCGGACGTGGTGAAGACGCCGGACACGGATACGGTCCTGTCGTCTATCTTGGTGACGGAAGGTGTGATGGTTATCTGGGGGCTACCTGCACCCCCGTCCCTGCTGGACGCCTCTCCTCCACTCGACCCCAGCGTCATCCTTGTGACGAGCGTGGATAGATGGTCTGCCAATGCCGACTTTAGTGAATCGAGGACGGGCATATCTCACATCACCTCCTTGAATAGGCTCTTGCTTTGACCGACGGGTTTGGCATAGCCGCCGCTCGCATTGACACCAATGTATCCCAATCCGCCTTGATTCTTTCCTATGACGAAACCTTGGTTGTTTATGTTTCTGACTAGCATCTTGTATGCGGCTAGGACATGCACCTTGCCGCCTATGGACATCTCCACGACATCCACTATGGACCCGGCATTATCCTCAAGCGGCTCGCTGTTCCCAGATATCGTCTGCAAGTCGGATAGTATCCCCTCTATGCCCTTTTCGTATTGTGCGATGATGAAGTCGGATGTCAGTGTCGAGTAGTTGTGGAACGCCTCAAAGACAGCGAAGTCCCCGGATAGGTTGTGGGTGGGGAACTCGACTGAAACTATCTCTCCGGGCTGTATCATGGTCGATCTCAATGCTCCCTTGACGGTGATTACAGGGGCCCCGTTCTCGGTTCTATGGAGTATGTTCTTGGCGAGCCTATGCGCCTCGGCCTTGGTCTTTATTCCGGGGACTTCTTTCTTTAGAGTCCTTACGAGTTCTGAGTTCGCACCTCTGCTCGCATCTGACTTCATCCTCTCCATGTCCTTGATGATGACGAAGGCTCTCTCATTCGCTGCTGATGAGTCCCCTACTACGATAATCTCGTTCGGTGCGTCTAGCATCTTGCTGACTGTTATGTCCAGTATGCCATTCGCCATACCGAGGACGTTCCCCTTGTGGTTGAAAGAGTCGGATGAATAGATGAATCCGCCAGATCTCTCGTTGACGAGTTGCTTACCATCTATCTGGCTCAATGAAGATATGACCTCCATGATGTTCAGACCTATGCTCTTTCTAGCAGTGTATGTGGGAGAGTGGTCGTTTATCAGCCTCAGGCTCGGATGAGCGTTCAACGTGTTGCTGACCTCTCTGTCCTTGCCAATGAGGTTGGCGCTGGGCGTCACGTTGTACGCGGCTAACTCAGGCGATGCATCGTTCAGCATATGCATGACCGCATCGGATGTCCTTATTCCCACATGGCCCAACTGCCCCAAGATGGCCATTCCCGGAGAAATTCCGAAATCAGACAGGCTATCCGCATCTATGTTCCTGAATCTCAATATGGTGGATATGTCATCGCTCTCGACGCCAGCCACTCTGAGTCGAACCCCTGACCTGTCGATGAGATATGGGGCGAACCTGTCTGAGGTTATCGTCTGTCCATCGTGCCTCAATGTCGTTATTTGGTCACGAACCGGCTTTATCTTGGCTGTTGTCGCACCATCCTCTATCATAACTGGTCGCTGACTGGTCATGTAGAAGTCAGATGGATCGTACTCAAGCAGTCCTCTAAACGACAGACTGGTCTGTTTCACAGCATCGTTGGTAGCATCATAGCGCCTCCATGCGTCAGAAACCTGCTTCATTGCTACAACTGCATTGTCAACGAATGTGGGTGCAATCAGATGCGGGTGGGTCAGAGCCCTCATGTCCGTCAATGCAGATGGGGTCGAAACAGTCGTATATCGGGCAACGTAGCCTTTGAGAGATGATATTCCAGTGCTGTTCGTCACGCCCGTTATACGGTTTCCAGTCTTCCCGGTATATGCTATCTTACCGGCATTGACCACGAACAGGCTACCGCTGGTAGGAAGCATGGATGCATCTTCCAAAAGAAGCGTCGTGCCGCTGTGTTCAACCACTGTGAATGATGGATATAGCCTTGCAGCAGTGTCATTGTGCTTCCTGCTTATCTCCTCTGGCAGAGTGTGTCTGGCAAAGTCTCCACCGACTCCTGTACCGTCATTGGCGTATCTGGACTCGGACTGATGTATTGACTCGCCACCACCGGGGTGAGTGGTCTGCGAGTATCTGGGCTCAATCTCTGGGTTGAATGAACCGTCTATGGTCTTCCTAGCGGCATCCGACTTGAAGAACTGCAACATGGCTGTGGATGGTATCAGATGGTAGACGACATCATGCTCATTGGCGTCTGGATATTCGATCTGGAATGCCCCATCCGCTGTGCTGATGAAGTCCAGAGTCCCTAGATTCATATCCAGATTGGCTTCAAAGACACCATATCTGTTGTCCCTAGTCAATACCAGATCCTCGTAGTCGCCGCTCTCAAACTTGACACGGGCTCCATGGACCCAGCCGTCCTGCAACTGCTGTGATGCGAATCCGAACATCTTCAGAGGCCTCACTAGGCGGACATAGTAATCGACATGCTTCCTTCTTGGGTGAGATATCATGCCAGCGCCTGAGTTGCCATCTATCTCTGTTGATATTGATCCATCCTCCGTTCTATTGAGATACGTCTTCCTGAGTATGTATGCTCCACCCCATGAAGGTAGATCTGCTGAACCTCTCACAGACCATGTGTCTTTGGCATACTCCTCCGCTGTGACAGCCAGTGATGACCCTCCCTTCGATGCATTGGTGTCAGGGCTCCACACTGGTTTGGTGTGTTGGCCGGAGATGGTCTGGGAGGTGGGGGACGAGGGGTCGAGAGTCATCCCCTTGGTCGTGAATCTGGTGTTTATCGTCCACGATGGCGTCACAGGGAACTGCTGCCCGATGCCGAGGTCGCTGTTGAGAGAGTATGCCTTAGTGCCCACAACAGCATACTCCACGTTGGCGTTGCTGCTCCTCTCGCTCTCTGTCTCAATCACTAGACCGAGCCTCGGTTCGCTTCTCCCCTGCACGTTCCTGTGGTCCGCTATCTCTGACAGGGGGATGGGCGTCAGCGAGTTGATCGTGCTGTCGGTGTGGGAGCCCTGTCCCCATCCGCTGGTGGGGTAGTGCGTGTTGGACGACGAGTGATCGACTGCGGAGGCGTTGACGTGCAGCGCATTGCCCCTTAGATGGAAGAAGCCTCCAGAGATGCCGAAGTTCGTGGAACTGACCGCTGCCTTGGAGTTGGCTTGGCTGTATGATGAGGACCCTGTGTATTGAATTAGGTCGATGTATGGGTCTGACCCCTTGTTCAAGGGTATTCCCTTCAACGGCTGATTGGCGGTGGCATTCGGGTCCGCTATCGGCTCCCATGCACCAGATGCCAATGCCGTGGGCGTCACCAGACCTAGAGACTGATTCTTCAGTTTCGCACCAAAACCAATAGACTGCTCGGCTGGAGATGGTCTGCTGTTGGATCTCCTGACAGCGTTTGAGAAGACAGTTGACTCTGCTGTGTGCGCTGACGAGACGAACCCGATGGGAACGGATCTCTCGACTCCAGAGTATGCAGATGGGAATCCCCATGATGCACCATACGTCGATGCATTGGGCATGACTTGCATAGAATCATGGATTCCGCCATCGAATCTTGCTTTCCCATACACTGAGTCCTGTGATGCCTGTGTCTCTGTCGGATCACCTGCGAGCATATCCAGTGCATCGCTAGATGTTCTGAAGCCGAATGCCCTCACAGGTAGTCTTCTGCTTGTATCATATGCTACCATATGATCAATGGATGCGAGGTATCTGCTGACGTTTGCATCATATGTGACACCACCATATGTTGACTCTGGGTTCACACCATCGCCTATACCCTCGCCTCGACTATACCTTGTCGAAGAATATGCGTCAAGAAGACGTAATGTGCCCGATGCCTCTCTCACAGTAGTGTGTCCCATCAAGACGCTGTTGGCAGACTTGAGCCCGGTTATGTTCCCATGGCCACCTGCGTTTAGGCCGTTGTAGCCATAGTTCTGCATCCATTGGGCTGCATAGAGCCTCTCAAAGGGCTGTGCGTTGGCTGGCGTCCCAGACGTGCCCCCAGAGAAGTTTCTGAGCAGAAGACCCTTGGTGGCAGGGTAATTGTAGCCTCTGGGCATTCCAGACTCCCTGTATCTGAATGTCAGGAAGTGTTCCCTCGATGCACCTAGGAGGGCTGGATGGCTGTATTCCGCCAGCCAAGTGCATAGGAACGCATCTGGAGTGCCACCAGAGGCGCAGTCCCCTGCTTTTATGAGTCCAAAGTCGGTATATACCGACGATATACTGCCTCCATTCGCCCCCAAAGCGGCCAAATTTGCGTATTCTGGATCGTGGACTAAGAGGGGCGGAACCGTCGCTAACTCCGTTGCGACCCTCGGATAGATGATTCCCTCTTCTAACCCAGATACGAAGTAATCGCCATTTTCCTCGTAAATCAATGGTGCGAAGGGCCTTCCTCCTCCCATGGTGTAGTCGTTAAGAATGAAGCCGTTGACCATAAACTCGCTACAAGCCGTATCTGCGGCCATTGCAGCGGATAGGGTCAGTCTGGTAGCCCCAGCCACAGAGAGGCCGCTGTGAACGCTTGGAGAAGCCCTCCTAACCGTCTGTGAGACGCCATCGACGCTCGTCTGCTCCTGACCCGGTGCGATGAGATAGTCAACGTCCATCGTGGTGGATTGACCAGATAGCCTGTAATTGTCCATCTCAAGGTCTGGGAGGCCGTCTGAGGCGAAGGAACCCGTCGCCTTGTATGTTGACACCCCTTTGACCTCAAGCGTGTCCAGTTCAAGGATAGTCGTGCTATTCGTGTCCTTTGCCGATGCGAAGCCGATGTGCTTGTGTTCCGACTCGCCCTCATAGAGCAGCGTGTATGCCGATCCGTGGCTCCTGTGTAACTGCCTCCTCATGGCCTCTGGAGTGCCTCTGTGAGTCAGGGGGGTGACGAAGGAGTGGCCTTGTCGGGCGAAGCGGATGCGGTGGTGGGGGAAGGGGTAGCCCGTGGCAGTGCCGTTGTTGGTCTGCGTCAGCACCGAGCCCCTCTCCGAGTGGTCTGATATCCTGTGCGCTGCGAACAGGCGCGTGGAGCCGCTTGGGAC